ATTAGGTTCTAGAATTATTGGTAAGTGTATGATGGGATCAACATCAAATGCTTTAGACAAAGGTGGTAGAAACTACAAAAAATTATACGATGATTCAAACGTTACCAGAAGGAACCGCAATGGGCAGACTAGCTCGGGACTATATAGCTTGTTCATTCCTATGGAATGGAACTACGAAGGATACATTGATTCTTATGGGTTACCTGTCTTCGAGACACCCACAGAGGAAAAAAAGGGACCTGATGGATTCCCGATTGAAATCGGAGTTATTGAACACTGGGAAAATGAAGTAGATGGCCTTAAGGACGACTCAGATGCACTTAATGAATTATATAGACAGTTTCCTCGTACAGAGAAACATGCCTTCAGAGATGAGACCAAACAATCTTTATTTAATTTAACTAAAATCTACGAACAAATTGATTTTAATGAAGATTTAAAACACTCTGCTGTATTAACTCAGGGTAATTTTCAATGGGAAAGTGGGATTAAAGATACAAGCGTTTTATTTACTCCAAGCAAGCAAGGTAGATTTTTAGTATCTTGGTTTCCAAACGCTGATCAACAAAATAGATACATAATTAAAAACGGTCAAAAACATCCTGCTAATCAACATATGGGTGCTTTTGGTTGTGACAGTTATGATATATCAGGAACAGTGGACGGTAGAGGTTCTAAAGGATCTTTGCACGGTTTAACTAAATTTACTATGGATGATTGTCCTGCAAACTTATTTTTTTTAGAATATATAGCACGACCTCAAACTGCAGACATTTTCTTTGAAGATGTTCTTATGGCATTACATTTTTATGGTATGCCTATACTTGCGGAGAATAATAAGCCTAGATTATTATATTATTTAAAGAGAAGAGGCTATAGACAATACTCTATGAATAGACCTGATAAAACATTATATAAATTATCAGTTGCTGAAAAAGAAATAGGAGGAATACCTAATTCAAGTGAAGATGTTAAACAAGCTCATGCAGCAGCTATTGAATCTTATATAGATAGTTTTGTAGGTTTTAACAATGAACAGTACGGTACTATGTATTTTCAACGTACTCTAGAAGACTGGGCAGCGTTTGATATAAACAATAGAACTAAACATGATGCTTCAATTAGTTCTGGACTAGCTTTAATGGCTTGCAATAAACATAAATATAGACCAACAGCTGAAACTGTAAAAGAAAAAGTTATGTTAAATTTTTCTAAATATAGTAACGAAGGCAATAAATCAAAAATTATAATAGATGATTAACACGAGTACTAATAGTTCGTTTCCTAATCAGGTGGTACCTGAAGCGGAAAAGCGAAGCTGGGAATACGGCTTGCTTGTTGCGCAAGCGATTGAACACGAATGGTTTAGAGGTGGTAGAATAAATAATAGTCGTTGGAACAGTGGTTATCAAAATTTTAACAGATTAAGATTATATGCTAGAGGTGAACAACCTATACAAAAATATAAAGATGAATTATCTATAAATGGTGATTTATCTTATTTAAACTTAGACTGGAAGCCAGTACCTATTATACCTAAATTTGTAGATATAGTTGTTAATGGTATAGCTTCTAAAAATTATGACATAAAAGCTTATGCTCAAGATCCTTTTTCACAAAAGCAAAGAACTAACTATGCTAATGGAGTAATGAAAGATATGATGGCTAAGCCGTTGATAGATAGTATTGAACAAAATTTAGGTGCTACATTATATAATTCTTTAGATCCAGAAAACTTACCTCAGTCAAAAGAAGAGCTAGAAGTTCATATGCAACTAAGTTATAAGCAGTCTGTAGAGATTGCTGAGGAAGAAGTTATTAACAATATATTAGATTTTAATAAATATCATTTAACTAATAAAAGATTAACAGAAGATATTACAACTATAGGTATTGGAGCCTGTAAAACAACTTTTAATAAATCAGAAGGTGTTACTATAGACTATGTTAATCCTGCTAATTTAGTTTACTCGTTTACTAATGATCCTAATTTTCAAGACATTTACTATGTTGGAGAAATAAAGGCTGTAACATTACCTGATCTTAAGAAAGAGTTTCCTAATTTAACTGACGAACAATTATCTAAAATAGCTAAGTTTCCAGGAAGAGAAGGATACATGAGAGGCTCTAACAATAATAACGATATGGTTCAAGTATTATACTTTGAATACAAAAGTTATATTGATCAAGTTTTTAAAATAAAGAAAACTGACACTGGTTTAGAAAAAGTTTTAGAAAAGCCTGATTTTTTTGCTCCACCTCCTAGTGATAATTTTGATAGAGTATCCAGAAGTATAGAAGTTTTATTTAGTGGTGCTAAAGTAATGGGTGTTGATGAAATGCTTAAGTGGGAACTAGCAGAGAACATGACAAGACCTACTAGTGATTTAACTAAAGTTAACATGAATTACTGTATAGTTGCTCCACATATGTATCAAGGCCGTATCGATTCGTTAGTAAATCGTATTACTAGCTTTGCTGATATGATACAGTTAACATCATTAAAGCTACAGCAAGTTATACAAAGAATGGTACCAGATGGTGTGTTTGTGGATGTTGATGGATTAGCTGAGGTTGATTTAGGTAACGGAACAAACTATAATCCACAAGAAGCATTGAACATGTACTTTCAAACTGGTTCGATAGTTGGTAGATCATTAACTCAAGATGGTGACCCTAATAGAGGTAAAGTTCCAATACAAGAATTACAGTCATCTAGTGCTAATGGTAAAATACAATCATTAATTAATACTTATCAGTATTATTTACAGATGATAAGAGATGTAACTGGTCTTAATGAAGCTAGAGATGGTAGTACACCAGACAAAAGCACATTAGTAGGTTTACAGAAACTAGCCGCTAATGCATCAAATACTGCTACTAGACATATATTAGACGCTAGCTTATATTTAACTCTTAGAACTTGTGAAAACGTTTCACTTAGAGTTGCTGATATGATTGATTTTGATTTAACAAACGCAGCTTTAGTTAAGAGTTTAGGTAAATTCAGTACAGCAACACTACAAGAAATAGATACATTACATCTATATGACTTTGGTGTTTATTTAGATTTAGAACCTGAAGAAGAAGAAAAAGCTATGTTAGAGCAAAATATACAAATGGCTCTACAACAGCAACAAATATATCTTGAAGATGCTATTGATATAAGAGAAATTAAAAACCTTACATTAGCTAATCAAGTATTAAAATACAAAAGAAAACAAAAGCAAGAGCAAGAGCAAGCTAAACAACAGCAGAATATTGAAGCTCAAAGTCAAGCTAACATCCAAGCTTCAGAACAAGCGTCAATGAATGATGTTCAAAAAGCAGAAGCCATTGCTTCAACAGAGACACAAATAGAACAATCTAAGTCTCAGTTTGAAATACAAAGAATGGAAAGCCAAAATCAATTACAACTTCAGATAATGGCTCAACAGTTTGAGTATGATATGAAGCTTAAGCAAATGGATGTAGAAAATGCTAAGAAAAAAGAAGGTGAAATAGAAGATCGTAAAGATAAGCGAACTCAAATGCAAGCCTCGCAGCAATCACAATTAATAGACCAAAGGCAAAACGATTCTTTACCTATTGATTTTGAAAAAAGCTCAGAAGATCCTACTGGCATGGGACTAGAACAGTTTATGCCTCAGTAGATTATTTATTAATTTTTATTATATTATATTATGTCAGAAGAAACACTAGAAGAAGGTACTTTTAAAATTAAAAGTAAACCTAAGCAATTAAGCAAAAAAAGTAAACCTATTAAAATAGATTTATCTAAACCTAAAGAAGAAAAAGATGCCATTCAAGTCACAGAAACAAAGACAGTGGATGTGGATCAACAAACCGGAGATGGCAAAGAAGTGGGAAGCGGAAGGGACAATGTCACCGTTGTCAATGTTGAAAAACAACCGGAAGAAACTACAAACCAACCAGTCATTGAAGAAATAATTGATGAGCCTGTAAAAGAAGAAGAAGTAGTTGAAATAGGTGAAAAAATGGAAACTCCATTAAAAATGGACGAACCAGAACCTATAACCCCTAATATGGATTTACCAGAAAATATAGAAAAGCTGGTAGACTTTATGAAAGAAACAGGTGGAACACTAGAAGATTATGTCAGATTAAATGCTGATTATTCTAATGTTGACAATGATACTCTACTAAAAGAGTATTACAAACAAACAAAATCGCACTTAGATTCAGAAGAAATTAAATTCTTGTTAGAAGATAATTTTGAATTTGATGAAGAGTTAGATGAAGCAAGAGATATTCGGAAGAAGAAACTTGCATATAAAGAAGAGGTTGCAAAAGCTAAAGGGCATTTAGAAGGATTAAAAGGTAAATACTACGAGGAAATCAAGTTGAGACCCGGAGTTACTCAAGATCAGAAAAAAGCCACTGACTTTTTCAACCGCTACAACGAAGAGCAAAACGAAGCTCAACAACAACACGAAGCGTTTAAGTCTAATACTAAAGAGTATTTCAATAATGAATTCAAAGGTTTTGAATTTCAAGTTGGAGAAAAGAAATTTAGATATGGAGTTAAAAATGTTAATGATGTTGTAGATAATCAGTCAAACATTAATAATACGATCGGGAAGTTCCTGGATAAAAAAGGTAATGTTGCAGACGTTAAAGGTTATCACAAAGCTATGTATGCTGCTGACCACGCTGATACTATAGCACAGCATTTCTATGAGCAAGGTAAATCCGATGCTATTAGAGGTATTGCCGCTAAATCAAACAACGTGGATACAAGTCCAAGATCAAGAGCTCCTGAGGATGTTTTTGTTGGAGGATTTAAAGTTAAAGCAGTTTCTGGTATTGACTCTTCAAAATTGACAATCAAAAAACGAAAATTTAACTAAAAATTATTATTAAACATGGGACAAATTAATCCTGTATACGGCTCGATCGTGCCGTCACTACAACAACAAATCTTAAATAGCAACTACTTAAACTTTGCTAATGGAGGTGGAAATGACTTCGCTCAACAATACCTTCCTGAAGTTTACGAAGCTGAGGTTGAAAGATATGGAAACAGAACTTTATCTGGTTTCTTAAGAATGGTTGGCGCTGAAATGCCAATGACATCTGATCAAGTTATCTGGTCAGAACAAAATAGATTACACATCTCTTACACA